CCACCGTTACAAGCGTAACGGACACTACAAGTATCTTCCAGCAATAATCGCACTACTATTTGCAGCACCCGTAAGAGCAGAGGGAGTTGGCGGCGTGTCTGCTACTGCATCCCCAATCGCAAATAGTTCAGGTTCGGTGACCAACCAGGCCATCCAGGTTTTACAAGGCCCATACATCACTAATACCTACGGGGGCGGAATCCAGTGTCAAGGGCCAACTGTAAACTTTACTCCATTCATCACAGGTTCAGTTTCTCAGCAACATCCATATGAACCATATTATATGGATCCTGTGTACGACATGCGTGACCTGACAGGTGACTTTGATGCGAATGGAAATCCCACGGGAGACGGAGCACCTGATAATCCAGGAGATATTTTATATCACGTACCGACTAGAACAGGACAGAAAAATAACACTAACTTATCTGCTGGTTTCTCTATGACATGGAGCACACCATTAGATAAAAAACTACAAGATCAATGTAAAGAAGCAGCACAAACACAGATTGCACTACAACAACAATTAACTGCCAATAAGAGGCTGGACTTTGAGATAGCCAGACTCAAGAATTGTGGAGAATTATTGAAGCAAGGAATTCGTTTTCATCCTAGAAGTAAATATGCAGCAATATGTGCTGATGTCCTAGTAGATAATAAAAATGCTATTGCACCACACGTTCATCCTATTCCTTCCCCTTCAACTTCCGAATCGCATGATTCCTCAAACGCTGCTCAACTTGGCGCTCCCTTAAGGACTCAATCTTTACCTTCTTCCCAATAATCTTTTGCACTTTACCCATAACCTTTTTGATTACTGGTTTGAATACTTTAAGTAATAAGTCTGCCAGTGGTTTTGCCAACAGAGCAGAACTGGTTGCAACAACAGCGATAGTAGCGGTGGTTGCAGCGACCTGTGGTGCAGGTAGATACTGTGCAGTTAAAGGAATATCTTCGTAAAGAGTCACACAGACACCATTCTGCACTTCAAAACCAGAGACTCTTTCCCTCTGGTTCTGAGCCACATCACCGATGCGTGGTGCATTAGGTGGAGGACACTCTACTTCTTTTTCCTCTACCTTTGGAACAGCATCCTTGGGAACTTCTGGTGCAGCAGGAGTTTCTGGTGGTCTTACAACAGGTGGTTTTGGTGGTGGTTGCTCATACTTCAACTCGTCTGGGTTATAGTTGATTGGATTAAATGATGGCATGTTGCCATCACAAAAGACCCTAGCACCATCAGGGTCATCCTCAACCAACTTATCATTGGTTCCTTGTTTATTATCAAGGTGTGCCTCAACACATCCAGGAATATCAATAATAGGAACTCCGATCTGCACCGTCACTGGAGGGGCACCTGGAAGACGTGGTTGATTTGTCATCCAACTTGGAATTCTTATATCACGAACTTCCACGTTTCTAACACCGATATCACGAATCTCCGCCATCAGGGAAGTCTCATTCCAGGAACAGAACCTCCTGCACCTTCTCCCATTGGAACAGCACCGCCAGTAGCACCAGGAAGTTCAGGCATTGCTGCATCTAACATTCCGGGAAGTGCTCCAGCGATTGCTTCTGTTGCTGCGGCCGCAATCTTTCCTTTAGCGTTTTCAATCAGTGCATCACGTTGAGTATAGACATACGCACCACCACCGATGATACCTGCTACACCAACGAATGATAAGATTGATAGGACATTAATTACTTTTTGCATTATTCAGTGCCTCTATAGTATATTGATACCCACTATCTATAACATCATCATGCAAATTGGCGATATCTTGCAATCCTTCTACTGAATACCATGGTGCGTTTGCCCAGTCAAATCCTTCTCCGAAGGTGTTGTCCGCATTGACAATGTACCAATGGCAAGATGAATCAGGAACGTCAACAGCACAATGAGACCAATCATCTGACCATTGTGGAACTTGTACCCATAGAGTTACTGCAAACAGAAAACTAAACAAGTGTGCCATGTGTCCTGCGGATTTCACGAAGTTCTTCAAAGTTCTTTTGCTTAGTTCCACCATCATATGCCCATGCATATCCTTCGTCAATCATCTGTTCATTCAGAGAAGACTCTGCATCTCCTCCAATGTAAAGCCACCCAAGGAGGCGGCCATACTTGCCCACACCACCAACCAACTCAGTACGGATAACAAGATCATCATCCCCAGCAATGGCACCATCCAATTTCTCTTTGAGCCAATTCGTCGCATCGATGCCTAGCTCCTTTTCTTCAAGGTCTCTAGTTCTTTTCTCTGGCGTGTCCACACCAGCAACTCTAACTCTTTCTTTTTTATAAAGGTCAAAACCGAGATCGATAGTAACATCGATTGTGTCCCCGTCCAACACTCTATCTATGCTTGTAACTCGGAAATTGTAACAACTCTTCCGACTTGGTGGTGTCATTGCTCCCATTTTTTAACTCCTTTGAATCTGCATCTTGTGGCATTGCAACAACAATTCCGATAAGAGCTACTGCTGCACCAATGACAGCAGACGCTCTTTGAATCCAAATCTTGTTGTCTGTAACTTGTTGCTTAAGTTCTTTAATTTGTTCTTCAGTCTTATCTATACGACTATGAACCATCTCAATACGACGAATAGCATTCTCTAGAGTGCTGTCCATTACAGCAATCTTTGTATCCTGTTCTGCATCTTTATTTGTCAGATCACTCATCGTCCAACTCCTCGAAGGCCAAACTCATAATTGTATATATGTAGTAAGCAACGCCAGCAAGAAGTATTAATAGTGAAATGACAATACTCCAAATTATAATCAGCAAGTGGTCTTAAAACTAAATTCATTAACAGTCACTGAATTCTGCACCAATTTCAGAACCAAGTTCTGAACCTATCTTATTACCTAGAAGCATTGCCCAACCAGATGCTAACCATCCAATGTAAGGAATACCACTAACTGCAGGGACGACTAAACCAGCACTAACTGCGGTTCCCGCCATCGCACCTTGACTTCGTGCGCCAGCGTCCGCCCTGATGCACTCTTCGCTTTTTGCAAGGGGCTTTCCCTCAGAGTCTAGCGTTACAGCACCTCCAATATTTCTAATGCCATCCATAGTATATTGATCGCTACGAAGTTCACGACGCATATCAGTCGTAGGACCAAACAATCCACGCTTATCCTTATCAACACTTAAAGATTTGGTTGATTCTAATACAGTAGGATCGTTTGCTTTGTATTCAAAACTGTAACCATTTTTTCCAGACTGAACCTTAAACGAAGAATAATCACCGTCTGGAAAATTGATAACAGGATATTGTGGTCTATTAAGAATATGTCCTAGAATGCCGATATGAGCAAAACCAAATAATGCTCCCACTGTCAATGTCGCCCACTTAATATTCATGACATCACATCTTGTAGGAATCGTCTGACTTTGCTGGTCCTTGGTTTCCGATTTGGAGTGGTGCTTGCTCAATCCTAATCGTTTGAGCAGGTGCAGTTTGAGCGGCTGCATTGATCAGTTTCTCCAGATCAGATTTGCTCACGCCACCTGCAGGGGCACTACCACCATTACCATTACCATTCTTATTCTTTGCAGTCTGGACCCCGAACGTAGCCAAAACGCCAGTAAAGACACTGGCAATAAATGTCGGATCGATTTTTCCTTGTGGGAAATTAGGAATGGTAACATAGTTAAGGGTGAGAATACCACCAGACCAAACAAGAATCCCCAAACGAACAAAAGTTGAAAGAATGGCAAGGTGCTCCTCAGAGTCCTCAACCTTTTCTTTCAACTTTCCAATAGGTCCTTTTTTCTTTTCTTCTTTTACTTCTTCCTTCTTTACTTCTTCAGGCACGGTAAAAGGGCAAGGCACATTTATTTAGTAATAAATCCATTTTCCATCAACCACTCACGAGTCATAGGTGTGGGTTCGTAGTCAGTCCACATAGTCCCACGAGCACAAGACTCAAGAGCGGCCTGTGTCATACCTTCAGTGTGACCTGCCCAGTATGCTTCTTTCTCCCAAGGAATAGCATGTGGTTGAGACGCATAAGCACTCTTTGCGATTGCCTGATACATCCTTGGAACATCTTCTTCATTCTTGATAATAGCAATGAAGTTGTTCTTAATGCTACCTGCCATACAGTCTTGAGCAGCGTGCCATCCTTCATGACGCATCACTGACATCAATGTATGAGGACGCTTCATATGAGCAACATTCAGAAAGAAGTTATTACTCACAGTGTGATAGACACCACGGTGACCTACAGGAAAATACCTTTCATCTGCTAGAAAAACTTTAGCTCCGACCTTATTAAGTGATCGGACGAGAGAGTTAAACTCATCAGCAATAATATCATAATTAACGTCAACCAAGTAGTCATCTTTGTTGAGGTCAGAAACTGTTTTAAGTTCTTTAACATGATCGGTGCATTCTCGGAGTAACATACATCCCATAGAATGCATGGAGAAGTACTCTTTATCTTTGATTGGGTCTGCCAATACTGGAGCAGAGATAAGTGCTGCTGCCAGTGCCATCATGAGTTTTTTCATTTTGTGTAATAAGCCTCAAAGTATTTTGTAACACCAAAACTAGTTTTGTGACCCTGGGAAACCCAGTCGTGGGCACACTCATAGATTGATTGGGTGCTGTATTTAGGTTTAACACCTTCCATTTGACCACCGTACTTAGAAAGAAGAATCTTTAGAACTTCCTGTCTCAACTTAGTGTTGAAATCATTATAGCGCCAATCGTCGTAACTCATTGATGAATATTCTCCGAACCACCTTGAAAGTTTTCAGATCCTCCAATGGGATCAAGTTGAACAGTAGTAGCACCACTTCTGGTTGCCATCTCATACATTACTTGATGAATGTTTTCAGGTTCAACAGAAGAGGTTTGTTCTTGTTGCTTCACCTCAGTTTCTTGTTCCATATAATCTTTTTGTTTCTCAGTGACTGCTGAGGGGCAACCATATGGAGCTGCAAACCACTCATCAATAGGATTCAAGATAGGAGCAGGAACTCCAACATATGCTTTGTCCTGGTCATCATCTAAATGTTCACAATCAATTTTATCTTCGTCGATGGCACACTCAAGGTCTTTAGGTTTTTGAGTGAATAACTTGGACAAGATTTGTTTAATCATGACTGCCAGTAATAGTGGTAGAAGTTCCCCTTATTATCGCACATCGGGTCCTCCGATGCAACCCTATGTCTAAGTTGACTTTGACCTTTAAAGTCAGTTCGGTCTCCGATGATGCTATATGCGGCAAGGAGTTTAGCCTGTCCTTCTTTGGACTTAAGTCTATTTACTAGTGCAGGATTTGCAACTGGTCTCCATTTAGCGAAACCCTCATACTGTCCTGGAGCATACACCACACTAGCGACTGTGTTGGGAAACTTAGGAGACCGAACACGGTTCAGAACAGATACCGCAACACAGTATTCATCCATTGTTCCTTTTGCTGCTTCAACCTGAATTGTCCTTGCAAGGTGATCATAGTCAATGGCAGTAAGTGCCAAGATAGTTGCAAGCATAAAAATAGGGAGCGTATAGTGCTCCCCAAGTATATCTTATTCGGTTTTAAGTGTCAAGTGTTTGGAACGTATGCGGGTGTCATCAGACCACCGTCTGGACCGTTGTCATCATCATCAACATTTCCATCAGTCAATAGGGCTGCAAATATAAACCCTCCTATCATGGAAGTTGCTATGAGTAACACGTCGTTCACCATACACCTGGGATAATCTGACCTGTGGTCGCATAAGATCCCATTGCAGCGATCACACCGATCATTGCTGCCCAGCCATTAATGCGTTCTGCTTTTTCATTCATTTTTCTTTTCCTCTAGAGTTTTGTTAGTAATGATGATCCGTTGACCATCGTGTGTAAACTGAAGTTCGTCGTCAGGATGCCACAATAACTCTTCGTACAGGTCGTCGAGTCTTTGAACATCTTTCCATAGAGCGTCTGGATCAGGCATGATGTGCTTTCAAATCTGGGTTAGGAACTGACTTAGTTAGGTCCCGACGAGACTGGTTCTTAATAACAATGAATGCATCTTTGTTATATTTGCGACTTGAGTTCCGCCGATTTCTACATCGACTTCATCACCATACTCCCAACCAAGTTTTTCAAGTGCGATAGCAAGTTCACCAAGCATTTTGCCTGGATACCTTACACTATCATCCATGACATGTTCCTCTGGTTCAAGGTTTCCGTTCATCAGTAAAGCTCATCTTCTTTTTCAGTTTCAGCGACTACATCGCTGGTGGGATAAGACACACAGAGGAGTGCTAATCCCGCTTCGATTTGATCATCATCAAGGAATGACTGATCACTTTGATCAATAGTTCCACTGACAATCTTACCAGCACATGAAGAACATGCACCTGCACGGCAAGAGTATGGAAGATCAATTCCCTGCTCTTCAGCAGCGTCCAAGATGTATTGATCATCAGCGACTGTGATCTGATTCTCAGTGCCGTCAGGTGAGCGGAGAGTAACGTTAAAATCCATTAATAAGTTTCAGAAAGTTGTTCTACAGAATATGCCAACAAAACAAAGAAGGCAATACTCGTTATTGTAAATAAAGTTGAAGTCATTGTCAACCCCCTAGCTCAAGATAAAACTTGGTTTGATCACTTGGAGTGTTCTCATAGATGGATGAGTCTCCATAAGTCTTATGATCCTTGTATCCAACCATACGACCCTTGGTATTCTGCAGTGCAGGCATAAAGGCAATGAGGAAGAATACGGCTGGTGCTCCGACGATAAGAGCACCTGCGATTACATAATAAGTAAGAAGTTCAATCATCAGAATCCGAACGCGCCAAAGAAAAATACACTACCACTGAAAGCATAAGAGACAACAGCAGCAACAAATCCAAGCATAGCAGTACGTCCATTCAGTTTTTCTGCTCGCTCAGCATAAGTTTCATATCCATAACGCTCAGCGTCAGTCTTTGAAATGTACATTTGGGGCTCACGGGCAAACAGATTTTGCTGTCCGCGCTCATTGGTTGTTACAGTCATTTACTTAATGTGACAAATCTTTACATATTATATAGTAAAAAAGGAACCCTGTCAAGGGTTCCTATGTAGTGATCAATACTCATTTTCTAAAAATCTTTGACAAGTGTCAGGATTCTTTGAACAAAACTGCTTCACATGTGAGTGAACATCTACTTCCATGTTGTGATGAGCCTGATTATGAATCACACCCACTAAAATAAAAAATCCCACAAGTAAAATATTGAAGTGGGTGACAGGAGAAAGTAAAATCCTTTTGAGCATTAAAAAGGGGTGCCGTCGCACCCCTATCATAACATCTAGATGTTTATATGTCTACTCTCTAGGATCAGAAGTTGTACTTCACACCCAACTTACCACCTACGCCAAGATCATCCATGAACTCGTCTTCAGCAGTGATGAAGGAAAGTTCACCATAGACACCAACAGCATCAGAGACGGGGATGCCAAAACCTGCTTTACCAGAGAAGCGAGTGCTGTTCTCTGCACCGTCAGTAGCGACGATAGCAGGGCCACCCTGAACATAGTATGAAGCGGCACCAACTTCACCTTCGTAGCCCAGATGGATATCAGTGGTTGCTCCGGTGTAGTCATCGCCAGTCCAACCTGCGTTGGCTTCGACATTGACGTAGGGACCTGCAAGGGCAGGTGCTGCCATCAGAGGAGCAGCGGCAGCAAGTGCGATTGCGGATTTGATCATTGATTAATACCTCGTTGTTTTTACTTGTGGAATGGTTACCCACAGATGAAAAGCACCTCGACATGGTGCTGTTTGTAAACTGTCACACTCAAATGAGTATAAATGCGTGTGACAATTGTTATTTATCTTAAAGCATTTTTAAGATCTTGTCAATAGTTTTCTCCCAAATCAATTTGTACACTTGGGAGCATCGTGATAATCTTACCACGATAATCAGGACGCAGGGACTGAATGATATAATCCTTGAAATTGTGAGCAAGAATAATCAGGTTCTCTGGCTGATCCTCGTAGAGTGTAGCACGAGTTACCACTTCTAGTCCAGTCCCTGGAATAAACATTCCCTGCTTGTTCTTGGTGTCATCAACCACATAAGCATTTGAGAAGTTTTCAGTGCTGATACCAAGAGCGTTAAGATAAACACAACCCTTGGCTGCAGCACCAAAGAATGCAGTGCGACCAGGAAGATTCTCAATCCACTTCTTGTCTTTGACAATCTTCTTGTGCATTCTGTCAGCAGCACTAAAGAAGTCAAACTTCTTCTCTGCCTTCAGATATTCATCAGCAGCACCTGTTGGATTGGAGTGACTCTTATGAGAAATCCAAAGACGTAGTGTCCCACCGTGAATCGTTTGTTCTTCAGTATTAATGATACGGAGGCCATACTTTGCAAACAGTTTGACAAGTGGAGTCACCAACCAATAGTAGAAGTGTTCATGATAGAACTGGTCAAACTGTAGTGTTTCAAATGTCCTGAGAGTATAGGGAAACTCAAGAATCCATACACCAGTATCAGCAAGATGCTTCCTTACAGCAGCAAGGAATTTCTCTACACCAGGAGTGTGTTGAAACACATTGGTAGACGTGATGATATCTGCCTTGGGGAGTTCTAATTCTTCATTGAAATAGTCATTGATATATTCAATTCCAGCCTCCAGATTCTCATCCCTGAAAGAAGCAGAAGCATCAACATTGATGA